TTCTTTTCTGCACACCGGAGGTTCAAACCTTTAGGTCATGACCTGCGTAAGATGGAACGTAAGCGATGAGAGGACGTTATGCCGAACCCTACGAAACCTGCCGAGTTGAAAATTTTGCAGGGTAATCCTGGTCAGCACAAGATTGCGTTAAGTGAGTCTGCGCCTCCTGTGCCTTTTGGTGATGCGGTTGCGCCGGCTGATTTGGGTGCGGCTGGTTTGAGTTTGTGGGAAACCGTTTATGAGGCTGGCGAGTTGTGGGTGTCGTCTCGCACTGACGCGCATTTGGTTGAGCAGGTTTGTCGCCAGTTGGATCGTGCGGCTGGGTTGCGGGAGTTGTGGTTGGCTGACCCGGCTGACCGTAAGGTGAACATGAGTTTGTTGGAGACTGAGAAGGCGGTGCAGTCTGGGTTGTCGTTGCTTGGGTTTACGCCGGCCGATCGGACACGGTTAGGTCTTGTCTCTGCTCGGGCGAAGTCAAAGCTCGAGGAGATCATGGCGATGAAGCGGCAACCTGGTGAGTAGTTGGCCTCCTGCTTTTCTTACCCCGGTTGATCCGGTGTCGGTTGCTCGAGGTGATGGTGATGTGGCGATTGCTTTTGCTGAGGCGTTTGGTTCGATTGGTAAGGATGGGATTGCTGGGCGTGCTGGTGAGGCGTTGCGGTTGCGTGATTGGCAGAAGGAATTGTTGCGGCACTTGTACGCGCGCGACAGCGCTGGAGGCTATGTCGCCAGAACGGCACTTGTCGGGATGCCGCGTAAGAATGGCAAGAGTGCCCTGAGCAGTGCCGCCATTGCGCTCTACTCGTTGATTGCGGAAAGCGTGCAGGGTGCTGAGGTAATCGTGGCTGCCGCTGAGAAGGAACAGGCGCGCATTGTGTTTGGTGAGGCTAAGCGCATGGTGGAGCAGTCTGAACTCTCGCGCGAAGTGCAGATTTACCGTGACTCTATTTATGTTCCCGCTTCTCAGTCTGTGCTTCGCGTCGTCTCGGCGGAGGCGTATTCAAAAGAGGGCTATAACCCGAGTCGCGTGATTCTTGATGAGTTGCACGCGCATCGTGATCGTGCGTTGTATGACGTATTTAGTTTGGCTATGGGTAACCGTGGCGGGTTGGCGCAAATGGTTGCGGTCACTACGGCGGGTTTGAAGTCTGACGTGACCGGCGGTGAGTCCGTCGCCTACCAGCTTTACCAGTACGGCAAAAAGGTGGCGAGTGGTGAAGTGGTTGACCCGTCATTTTTCATGGCGTGGTGGGAGGCCCCGGAAAGGTTGAAGCATGATGACCCCGAGGCGTGGCGGTTGGCTAACCCGGGGTTTGATGACCTTGTGGCGGAGAAAGATTTTGCGAGCGCGGTGCTGACCACCCCCGAGTCAGAATTCAGAACGAAGAGACTCAACCAATGGGTAAACGTAAAACAGGCGTGGCTTCCGCCTGGTGCTTGGGAGAACCTTGCTGAGGAGGACGTGCGCCTCGAGCCGGGTGACGAGTATGTGTTGGGCTTTGACGGTTCGTGGAAAAACGACTGCACTGCTGTGGTTGCTGTGATTAAGCCGCGCCATGAGGATGACGTGTACCGGGTTTTTCGTGTGGCCTCGTGGGAACGCTCACTAACCGACGACGATTCGTGGGTTGTCGATAAGCAACTTGTGGTGAATACGGTGATGGATTTCGTGCGAGAGAATCCGGGCTGTGTGGAGCTGGTGGCTGATGTTTCGTTTTGGCAGGATGAGGCGTATCAGTGGGCACAGGCAGGTTTGCCGGTTGTGGAGTATCCGCAAACTTTGAATCGTCTCGTGCCAGCGACAGCGAAACTTTATGAGGGGATCATGGCTGGGAAGATTCGGCATGACGGCGATGGGGCGATTCAACGCCATATTGACAACTGCATTTTGAAGATGGACAGTCGCGGCGGTTCACGGTTGACTAAGGACTACCGGAACCCGCGACTCAAAATCGACCTCGCTGTAAGCTTGCTTCTCGCTTATGACCGGGCATCCGGTAGAATTGAGTCACCAGTACCACAATTCTACGGATGAGGGTTATGAAACTTTTTTCACTGATTGCTCAGGTCGCGGGACTGGTTGCTATTACCGCTGGGGTGTCGCTTATCTTTCTCCCTGCCGGTTTCATTGTTGGCGGTGCTTGTTTGGTGCTTGTCGGGTTCGCTTTTGGAATGAGTAAATAATGCTATTCAACCGGTTGTTCGAGCAGCGGAACATTTCGTATCAAACCATGTGGGCTTCTGGCGACATGGTGGAGTTGAACAACCTTGCTGGCACTGTGGTGAACAATGACACGGTGTTTCAGGTCAACGCGATTTTCAGCGGTGTCAGTCTGATTAGTGATTTGGTTTCGACGTTGCCGGTTGATTGTTTTGTGAATCGTGATGGGGCGCGTTTTCCGTTTCGGCCTAAGCCGTCGTGGGTGGATCAGCCTGACGTAGACCTCCCCCGACAGGCTTTTTATTCTTCGGTAGTTTGTTCGTTGCTTCTCGATGGAAACGCGTTTATTCGCGTGTACTCGAACCGGCGGGGCGAGGTTGTCAACCTTGTTGTGTTGAACCCGACGAGTGTGCAGATTGTTCGCAACGGTATTGGCCGACTCCAGTTCAATGTTGTGGGCGAAGAACAACCCTTGACCAGTGATGAGATTCTTTACATACCGGATCTGTTGCGCCCTGGTCAGGTGCGTGGTGTTTCGCGGGTGACTGCGTTGAAAGAAAACTTTGGTCTTGCCCTTGCTCTCGAGAAGTTCGCGGCGACGTTCTTTGGTTCGGGCACTAACCTTGCCGGCGTGATCGAGTTCCCCGGCAACCTGACGCAGGAACAAGCTGACAATTTGCGGTCTGGGTTTGACTCGCGGCACTCGGGTTGGTCGCGGTCTAACCGCACCGGCGTGCTGTCGGGTGGAGCACAGTTCAAACCGACTCAGATTGACCCGCAACAGTCGAGCCTGATTGACTCGCGCCGTTTCGCTGTTGAGGATGTGGCGCGCGCCTTGAACATTCCTCCGCACCTGCTTGGGCTTCCGGGGACGATGGCCTACGCAAGCGTTGAGGAGAACAACCGCGCGTTCTTGACTTCGACTATTCAGCCTATGGTGGCAAAGATTGAGTCTGCTATTTCCCCGTTGATGAGGCGTTCGCCTGGTGGTGAGAACGCGTATGTGAAGTTCAACATGGATGCGTTGTTGCGTGCGAACATTCAGGCGCGAACTGCCGCATATTCGACGGGGCTACAAGCCGGCTATCTGACGATCAACGATGTGCGCCGAATGGAAGATATGTTGCCGGTGGAGGACGAGGCGGCCAACCAAGTGCGTGTGCCGTTGGCTAACGTGACGATTACTGACCAGTCGTTGACGGCTGAGGAGAAGAAAGTCAGGATGGCCAATGTGCTCGTGTTGTCGGGTTATGATCCGGCGGAGTCGTTGGCGGCTGTCGGTCTGTCACCCATCGCCCACACGGGACTGCCTAGTTCCCAGTTGCAACCGGTGGCGCAGGTCAGCCCACTTGACCCCGCTGCCGCCTACGCTGACGAGGTGAAGTGATGCAGTCACCGGGACGTTTGAACATGGATTGCTACCAAGGCGCGTCGTTTGATTACACGTTGACCTGGCAGACCGGCGGGACACCGGTAAACCTGTCCGGCTATTCGGCGCGTATGCAAGTACGGGATGGTTACGATGGTGGTTCGGCCATTGTGAACCTGACTTCTGGCACTGGTATTACGTTGGGTGGTACGGCTGGCACGATTCTTGTGGAGTTGACTGCTACGCAGACGGCTGCGATTGACGCGACTCCTAGCGGTCAGTACGTTTATGATCTTGAGCTTGTGAGCGGTTCGACTGTCACAAGATTGGTTGAGGGACTTTTCACAGTGTCGCCGGAGGTCACGCGTTGACGACAGTAACGGTGACGACCTCAACAGCGGTTGTTGAGGTTATCCCACCTGCTTCTGCCACGGTCACCACGTCGGGTGCGGCAACGGCTTTGATTTCTGTTGCTAGTGGGCCGACTGGGCCACAAGGGCCAGCGGGGCCTGAGAGTAATCCGGTTGCCGTTCGGTACACTTCAGCGTTCACGGCAACGGGTTTGACGTTTACGGGTACAGGCGTTACTGCCCCGGGGTACAACTCGTACTATGTGAAAACTGGCGCGTTGGTGACGTTTTACATTGAGGTTCTTTGCACCACGGTCACAAACTTTGGTACAGGTCAGTATGCTTTGAGTTTGCCGTTTCTTCCCGCGTATGGTGGTAACCATTTTCAGGGTTGGGTTTGGCGTGATCCGTCTATTCCGGCGGATGACGAGAACCACATTATTTTGAACGCTGACACTGTGGGTTTGACGAAAACACTTGACCTTCATTTTTTGGTGGCGGCCACGCCGAACCCGAAGGCCATTGTCGAAAAGCAGTTGAAGCAGGGCGCGCCGGGTTACAACCTCACCACCGTGTCGA